TGCGCTCCACCGCCACCGTTGGCAGGAATGACGCTATTGCCGCGTGAACCGCGCGAATAACGCGACATGCTTTCACGCATTTTTGATGCTGGAATGATGTACTCAGGCTCGCCACCTTCTCCGACAAGAGCGCGAGTTGGACCAGAAACAAAAGCGCCTTCAGCTGCTGCAATCATGCCCGAGCCGCCAAGTGGATTTATCCCTTGGTCAACTCCGTTGATGTTTAGACCTAACCCGGTTTGAGTAGCCCCACCGGGAATAGTTGGTGATGGCGTTGTGGCCGCAGCACCAGCCATTGACCCAATTATTTGTGAAACGAACTGGATAGCCTGCATCTTGATTGCAGCCGCAATAATCTGGGCCGTCATATCCAAGAAGTGGTCTGCTGTTCGTTGGAATAGATTTGCCAACGCTTCCTGAGCAGTCATGCTGCCGTCAATAACACCTCTAAATGATTCGCTAAACGCATCTCCTATTGCATTTGCTGCAGCAATGACTTGGTTTGCAGGGTCCACTAAATCATTCAACACACCTTGAAGACGCTCTGCTTCGTCGTCCAATTTGCCAGAAAATGTCTTAGGCGCTAAGTCTTTCTCAATTGCGCCAGCTGCTTTGCTTTTCTTATCTTCCAGGCCATCTCTGTCCTGCTTAAGCTTATCTAGCGCTTTTTGCTGCTCAATGTATTCGTCGGTAACTCCTTTTTGATTCTTTAAGTCCTGCAGGGAAGCTTCTGTTTTAAAAATTTGAGCATCTACCGTGTCTAATAATTTTTTATAACCACGATCTAGTTCTAGCAGTTGTTTCTTCAGTTCTACCGCTTGCTTAGCCGCAGCAGGAGTGCTGCCCTCCGTAATTAAACGAGAATACTCTCGTTCAAAAGCCATCTTGTCTTCATGCTTTTGAGTAATCAAATCAAGCTGCTGGCTTGCTCTGTTGAACGCATTTTCGGTGCGCTCAATCTCGCGATCAACAGCTTTCACTCGCCTTTCAATTGCTCTCTGCTGCTTTTCATTTGCTCTCTGGGTATCGCGTTCTTTTTTCCCAGTTAGTTGAGCAGCTTTTTGATTTTGGCGCTCCAGCTCTCGCGCTTGTTTTTCTTGATCACGCGTTACAGCGGCTTGTACTTGTCGGTCTAAACGGGTCAAAGCAAGAGTTTTTTCTTTTTCTGCTAAGGTTTCTTCGCCGTCTGTTATACCCTTTTTACGCAGTTTAGCTAAATATTCTTCTTGGATAATCTCTTTTCTAGTTGTAACAACTTTATCATCCAACAAATTATTACCAGCCTGTGCAGCCTTAAGTTGAGCATCAACTATAAATCCTGCTTCTCTAGCAGCTGTATCTGCGTCTATTCTGCTTGTTATTTTTTCTGCAGACGCATCTTCTGTGGCAAGCCTTACGGACTCAGGGATTCCAGGCTCCCCAGTTGGCGCTCCAACAGCTTGTAGACTTTGAAGAGCCTTTTCCGTAATATCTAATCCCGGTAATAGACTAAAGGCACCTTGTTTTGCTCCTTGTATAAATAGTTTCCCTAACGGGCTGTTTGCAAATTGATCAAATGCAGATTTTGTACCTAAAATAACACGAATAAGCCCCGTAAATACAGGCAATAATTCGCTTTTAAGAGAGCCAGTAACTTTTTCAATCTCAGCCTGTAGATTGTCAGTTTCTTCTTTGTAAGCAGCAAGTTTTGCAGCTCCATCAGGGCCTAAAACACGATTAATTTCCTCAAGAGCTATAGCGTAAGCATCAGCAAATAAACCTGCATCTTCGTAAGAATTTATTACATTTTTTGTAGAGTCAGAAACTCTATACCCAGCTGTTTCTAACCCGCTAAGAATACCTTGAGTAGATTCTAAACTATCTGCAAGAGACGTTAGTTGTGCCACATAAGTGTCTACAGCTCCGCCAAGTACCTGAAGTGCGATAGAGGCTGGGCCAAAAGTTGACCCTGAGACAGCGCCTCCTAAAGCGCCTCCAAGGGCCATACCTGGACCGCCACCAAACAGAAGCGGGAAGGCACCTGCTGAAACCGCTGCACCTGCTCTCTTGCCTGCCGTTATTTTAGCTGCAGCAGCAGCAGTTGCTCCTCCTGGTTTTCCTGATTTTTTAGGCTCAAAACCAAAGGCTCGTGCCATGGGCGACCCTTCAATATGTCGCGCTCCCATAACAGGAGATGAAATATCGGATCTAGCGCTTATCCGATCGCTAGCCGCCCTAATTTGGTTAACTCTTTGCGCTCTTTCTTCTTCCCTGATCAGCCTATTTTGACGTTCTAACTCTTGGTTGTATTCCTTTTGAGCGCTTACAAGCGCCTTAACTGCCGATTTTTCTGCATCTGTTCCCATAGCGGCTCTTCGTAGAGTTCGCTCCGCTTTTGCTATAGCTTTAGAATAATTATCTACGTTCTGGATTCTTTTGCGAGAAAATCCTTCGTCAGAAGCCTTACCTGCTTTGATTGTCGCTGCGTTTACCCTGCCTACTTCCTTTGATACTGACCGAAGGTCAGCAGTTAGTTGTTTAAGTGCTTGAGAACCTTGTAGTGCAACCTTAATATCTACGTCGTAACTGGCCACAGCGAAGCACGTAGAGTCTTACGGCCTAGTCTACCGTGCGCCCATTGATCGTGCTCTGGAGCCAGTCTTAGCGTTTTGGACAGCTTTATCCTGCTTTTCATTGTGCAGCTCAAAGTAAGCGGCCCAGCCGATTAGCTCTTCTAGTGTTAGGTGTTGGCTTAGCTGAGCAACTGTGGTTCCTAATTCCTTGGCAAGGAAATAAATGAAATACCAGTCGCTATTGGCTTTTCAAGGCTGCTTTCGCGTCCTCCACCTTGTTTTCTGCGCCAGAGGACAGCATCGCTAGTTGAATGTCTTGCAACACCGCAGCCTCTACAGCGTTTTTAAGCACTGCTTTTTCGCCATCTTGAAAGAGGCGTTTGCCATCTGCGTCAAGTGCTTTTTCAATCAGCATTCCGAGCGCAAAATCACCGGCATCGTCAGAGCCAGCTTTTTTCTGAATGGCTTCGCGTTCGGCAATGGTAAGAGGGTGCCAATAAATCTCTAGTGCAGTTTCGTCGCCATCTTTGACCTCATGCTTGTATAGCTGACTGACGCCAAACTTATTACGGAGTAGCTCAGAGGCACGCATACAGTAGTAGCATTTATCTGAATATACTACACAACTGCTGTGAATTGGCAGGAAATAATGCCAATAAAATGCGAACGGTCTTCTAACTCCAACGGAGTTGGGCCGGAAACGTCGGATACACGTGGCGCAACACTAAAAGTATCGCTATAGCCTGAGGCATTGACTGAGGTAAGGCCGTCAATAACTGCTTCGCTAATAGACGACAAGACAGCCGTACCAGCAGATTTGGGCACGTAAACGTTGCATTGGATGACCCCAGAGTAGTAATCCTGTGCGGCTCCTTGGTTTTGTAGGGTGGAACGATTAAAGTTTATGGTCATTAAAATGTACTTTTTACTTTGTCCAGGTACGGTATAGCGCACATTGTCGTACACCATAAGCACTGTGGCGTCGGCAGCTGAAACAGCGTCGGTAACTGCTTTCTCAAAAGCAGCGCGGGCGTTTACAAGTGTCATACTTTAAAGCTTGGTGTACGATCCAAACACACTGCTACTGGATCCGGTTCTAGCAAAAATACGCCCAGGCGCTTTTTCTTTAAAGGTTTGCTGAACCAGTGAGCGCATTTCACCCTGGATAAAATTTGCTACTTTTGGTGATTCAAGAGCGTAACCTGCGTACTCGGCGGTGTTGCCGATATATACCGTTGGCTGACGTTTGAAGTTGAACTCTGGAACGGCAAAGCGCGGTTTAATCTGACCTCCTATTGGTTTTTTATCTGTATGCACCCATTGGTTGCCCGCAAGTGAGCGAGTCTTATAGATGCTTGACCATGGAGCATGGTCTTCTCGTTTGTCCTCAGCACGGATTTTCTGAGTACCTGTTTTCCAACTTGATGCAAAAAAGCCTGTGTCTACAGGACTGTTCTCCTTTGTACTCAAGCCTTCGACAGTTAACTGAATTAAGGCGTTGTAGTCGTCATTGAGCTGACGTTCCAGGTCAGTGACGATTTGTCCTATACCTTTCTTGCGGCCTGCCATCAGAACCTCACCTGAACAATAAATAGGTACTCTTGATCACCCTTATACGTGCGAATGTCTGTAATTTGTGCAACGCGGTTGGAGCCTGCGTACTTAAGGGTGAGTGTGTCTTCAAGCGTGGGTTGATTATCGCCTATAAGATCTGGGGTTATGTAGAGCTTTGCTTTGCGCTCTTCACGGCCCTCTTCTTCCTCGGAATCGACGAATTCGATTGGTGCGTCAAAGGAGTAAGACGTGTTTGTCGTTGTTAACGCACCAGTGCTGGTGTTATACGTTGTCGCTTTTGTTCGGGTATAAGTGATTGTCTTATCAAGGGATTTGCCTATCTCAGCGACAACTGATTTGGCAACGTTTTTGAATAAACTGTCTAGTGCTCCTGGCATCTCAACCCCTCACAGTACGAACTTGATAAGAGCCAGAGCCTCCAAGGCAATAAGCACCAAGATAAGACTGCAGCCAAGGGTAAACGTCGAATACGTTATTAACAGTTCCGGTAGCTTGGCTAGAAGTGTTGTACTTGACTTCGAGCTCTCCAAGCTTGACGGCTTCGTATAACCCCGTATCGCCGGTAGTCCCTGTAATCGAGTCCGTGTCATTTGCTAATGCACGCGCCAGCTCAAATGCAGCGTACTTAATGTCTGACGGGATGGCACTGCAAGTTAACTCAACGCGATCAACGTGATAATTGTTGCGTGGCCAGCTCAATGCTTGGTTTGCATCGCAACGATCACCGTAAAAATTCAATGTGTCGATCCAGCGTGTTGCTGAGATCAATGAACGGTTTTTGTT